GACGGGAGGTGAGACGGATGCCGCTGAATGAGTACGGCGAAAAACTGGATTCCAACGGTTATGCGCCCAGCATCCTGCATGATAAGCCGGTCTGCCTGATCTGCGGGCGGTATGGTACAGCACGGCATGAGGTGTACTTCGGGAGTGCCTACCGGGCAAAGAGCAAGCGTCTGGGCCTGTGGGTGACGCTTTGCCCGTGGTGCCATCAGAACGGCCCGACCGCCATCCACAACAACCGTGATGCTGATCTCCGGCTGAAGCGCTGGGCGCAGAAAAAGGCTATGGAACACTACGGCTGGCCGGAAGCCCGGTTTATTCAGGAATTTGGGAGGTCGTATTTATGAGTGAAAAATGCCCGATTATTGCCATTGATCCGGGCAACAGGCAGAGCGCCTACTGCGTTATCGACTGCAACACATTGAGGCCGCTGGAGTTCGGTAAGGTCGATAACGAAGAATTGCGCAACAAGCTGGTTTTCGCCAATGAACAGGGCTGGCAGTGGGCGGCCATTGAAATGGTGGCTTCTTACGGCATGGCCGTAGGCAGGGAAGTGTTTGATACCGTCCTCTGGATTGGGCGTTTCTATGAAGCACTGTCCATCCAGATGGCGCAGAAGCCGCGGCTTCTCTGCCGCATCGAAGAAAAGCGGCACATCTGCCATGACAGCCGGGCAAATGACCCGGCCATCCGGCGGGCGCTGATTGACCGTTTCGCAACCCACGATTTGAAAAACGGAAAAGGCACCAGCAAGAACCCGGATTTTTTCTACGGTTTCAAAGCGGACATCTGGGCGGCATACGCCGTCGGGCTGACTGCCATTGAAAATCACAATAACGATTACAAAATTTCATCTGATTGCTGAAAGGAGTACATACCATGAGTGAAATTTCCAACTACGAGGCCCAGAAGAAAAAGCTGCAGGGCCTGTGCGATGAGCACAACTTCACGTTCCGCTTCTTCAAGGATCGCTATCCCATCACGCTGGTGATCACCCCCATCAACGACGTTGCCACCCAGATGGATATGCTGGGCAATGTGGAAGAAACCGGCTATTGCAGTCAGGATTCTTCTATGTGCTGGTACTTTGAGAACAGCGAGCTGAAGACCAAGGTCAAGGGTACGTTCAGCATCGACAAGGTTCTCCGCACCAAGATTGAGAACATCCTGCTGAAGATGATCTCTTTCTGGCAGCAGTACTTCTTCCGTGACTTGATGGAGAACGGCAAACTCCGCAATTTCGGCGTGCCGGTGCCTGATGTGCCGGATTCCAATTCTCAGAGGGATTCCCAGCAGGACACCAAGCAGGAGACCCCGCAGGACGACACCGACGATGAACCGACCGAGGACTCCGCTGAGGACGATACGGAGGAATAACCGATGGCAAAGGCAACGGCAGTGCGAAACATCCGGGACGACCACCAAAAAGCATTCCTGAAAATCTTCAACAGTCTGTGCGGCCGGTTCAATCGGTGGCAGGTCTGGCAGGACTTCGTGATGGTGACCGCCATTGAGATTTCCAATGCCACCGACAAACAGAATGCTCCAGAGCGCACCAAAACCTATCAGACCATCATTTCCAAGTACAGCGATGCCGAGCAAAATAAATTTGCTGAATTGCTGGCCGAGGTCATCATGGGAATGGAGCAGAACCCCGACCAAGATTTTTTAGGGGAACTGTACATGCTCTGTGAGCTGGGCAACGATGCATCCGGGCAATTCTTCACCCCGTATGACGTTTGTAGGTGCATGGTGGAAATTTCCGGGGAAAGCGACCCGGCGGCAGAGAATGCCGGCTTCTTTTCGGTTTCGGACCCGGCCTGCGGTGCGGGCGCACTGCTGATTGCTTTTGCCAACCTGTGCAGGAGAAAAAATATCTGCTACCACGACAAGGTGCTTTTTGTGGCGCAGGATATTGACCTGATTGCAGGACTGATGTGCTACATCCAGCTCAGTTTTTTAGGCTGTGCTGGATATGTAGTCATCGGGAACACCATTACAGAACCAAGCACCGCGTATGATCGCCGTGGGCTGCTCCCGGCAGGGCCGCAAAGCAGGATTTGGTACACACCGTTCTTTTCTACGGATATTTGGTATCTGCGCCGCCAGTGGGCGCAGATAGAGCTTCTGATGAAGCCTGTCTGCCGCCAGACCGAGCAGGCAGAGCAGGAACCTAAAAAGGATGATGCTGCGCCGCCGTTGTGTGAGACCAAGACCGGGCAGCTCACATTTTTCTGAAACCATGGAGGAAAATAAATCATGGCAGAGATCACGAACATTGCGTGCAGGAGACTGCATCCGCACCCTGACAACCCCCGCAAGGAACTGGGGGATTTGACGGAACTTGCCGCCAGCATCAAAGAGAACGGCATCTTCCAGAACCTGACCGTTATCCCCGGCCACTACCTCAACAGCCGGGAGTACATTGCGAAGTGCGTTGACGAGGGCGGGGATGCCGCAGCAGCAGCGGCAGCATGGACACCCAAGGCTGTGTGGTCCAGCGAGGACTACACCATCATCATCGGCCACCGCCGGGCCGCGGCCGCACAACAGGCAGGATTGTTTGAAGTGCCCTGCGTGGTCGTGGAAATGGACGAAAGGGAACAGCTGCAAACCATGATGATTGAGAACATGCAGCGTAGTGACCTGACTACCTATGAGCAGGCGCAGGGCTTCCAGCTGATGCTGGATCTGGGCGACACGGTAGAGCAGGTGGCATCCAAGTCTGGCTTCTCCCAGTCCACCATCCGCCGCAGGGTGAAGCTTCTTTCTCTTGACCGGGATGCGTTCCGCCGGGCAGAACTTCGCGGCGCCACTCTTTCGGACTACGCAGAGCTGGATAAGATTGAGAGCGTTGAGGACAAAAATAAGGCGCTGGAAGCTCTTGGCACTCAGAACTTCCGCCGGGTGATGCAGGAAGTTCTGGAAAATCAGAAGTGGGAACACCGCAAGGCTGAATGGATTGCAGACCTCAAGAAATTTGCAATCGAAGACCCGAATGCTACTTATCAGACCCACGAACACGTTACCGGGTACAGCAAGTGGAACATCACCAAAGATGTTGTTGTGCCGGAAGATGCAGATCATGTCCAGTATTTCTACAAGGTGAGTAGTGGGCAGATTGATTTGTACAAGACCCGTGATGTGGCCGCAGAGGATGCCGAAAAGGCAAAGCGGGATGCAGCCCGCGAGGAAGAGCGCATGATTGGGGAAAGTTTCCATAACATCACGGAACTTATGTTCAACCTCCGCCGTGAATTCGTGGTGGAACTGGCTCCTACCGATTGCAAAAAGGGATTCCCGGCCATTGCCCGCTACATGGCCTGTGCCGCAGACGATAATTTTGATTTAGACCTGACGCTGATTGGAAACATCCTCGGTGTGGAGCTGTCGCAGGAATTTGTGGACAGTTCCGGCAAGGACTGGTACAAAATTCTGGATGAAGATGGGGTCTACGGCACGATGCCGGAAAAGGTGCTGCTGGCGCTTGCCTATTCTTCGATGGACAGCAGCTATTGCGGTTACTGGAGTAAGGACTGGAATGTTGAGCGCCAGAAATATGTGTACTCTTATCGGGAAAATCCGACACTGGATGCCACCTATGAAATGCTGACGGCGCTGGGGTATGAGATCAGCGACGATGAGCAGGCATTGAGGGACGGCACCCACAAGATTTTCCGGGAGTACGGCTCTGATGAAAAGAAGTGGTCGGAGTGCGACTACTGCAAGGCGGCACACCCGAACTGTGATAAGTGCTGCAAAGCCTGTGATGAACCTTGCAATGCCGTTCAGGACTGCAAGAAAAATGAAGAAAGGACTGAAAACGATGAATGAGAAAACTATGGGGGCTATCCCTGTTTCTGCACTGGAGCGTCTGGAGCAGAGCGCTGTGAAGCTGAGCCTGATTACTTTTTGCCTGCGTCACGAGGAACTCAAGGCCGCACCTGATGCGGCGGAGATCCACAGCATCAAATCTGACCTGAGCCGGGCATTGCGGGAGGTCAGCGCCAATGCCGCCGCCTGTGCTCTGACCGGCGGCATCCCGGAAAAGGCAAAGGCAAGCCCCCCTGCGGGGGCAGAGCCTAAGCGTGTCCAGCGGAAAGATATTCCCAAGGGCACGGCCTACGGTGTCCTGCGCCTGCGCTGCCCGAAATGCGGGGATGTGTTTGGCCGGTTCCTGCGGGAACCCAGCGCCAGTGTGACCTGCCGTTGCGGCGGGGG